ACCTAGACATAATGATTAAAGCAATGGAGAAACAAGGCGTATGAGTGAAGCAACGCATGGGGGTAAAGGCTCACGCCCCCGAAAAGTAGATAAAGAAAAGTATGAGTCTAACTGGGATGCTATCTTTGGGAAGAAAAAGTTACCCACAGAAAAAGTGGATTCAGGATTCAAGTCAAGTAAAAAAAGTGATTCAAAGTGAATCGATTGTTCTTGCTTATCCACCTTTAGTGCTTATATACGCTACCGTAGAAACTTGACAAAGGAGTTATAATGCTATTAAAAGTTGGTAGTAATGAAATATCCTTGGGTAAGTGCCTGTGGGGACGGTACAAACTGCCAAGGATATGTAGAACAAAGGCTGACTTTATTGTCAGTTGGTTAGGAGGGTGTATTGTCTGGTCGAGACTTAAAAGAACACATAAGAATACTAACAGAGTTCAGGAAGATTGACGCATGGATGCACATTCAAACTGTGTATGCCTTTTTAATTATCGCTCAACGTACTTTCGTTAACGCAGAGACGCTGAGAGTTATGGATGTTGGTGAGTTCATGGATACATCCAGTGCTAGTGCTAGTAGAAACTTACGAGTATTAGTAGATCACGATTTAGTTAAACTATACGAGAATCCCGATAGACGTATTGAGAAGTATATCGAGGTAACAAAGCGAGGCAGAGCCTTAGCGAGGAGGATAAGACTATGAGTGTTAATCAAAGAGGTAACGGGTGGGAAGCCTATGTTACATACAAAGGGAAGAAGTTCAGGCGAACTCTCTCCACTAAGGAAGATGCTACTGTACTGGAGGCAATGTGGCAAAGGGAGATAGCCCAAGGGAATATGCCCACAGCTATGGAAGTTAACAGAGAGACTGGTAAGGCATCAGGGTGGACGTTACGCTATGCGTTTGATCGTTGCCATGAGAACTACTGGGCTAATACAAAGAATGAGCGACAGGTTATGTTTATTCAGAGTATTGTCTGTAAATACTGGGGCGAGAAGTCACCCATCAATCGTATCAGCACTACTACAGTGTTTGACTGGATCAGATGGATGCGTGAGAACCAAGGATATGCTCCATCTACTGTTAACAGACACATATCTTGTCTTAAAAAGTGTTTAGATAATGCGGTAGACGAAGGCGCACTTACTTCTGTACCGAAGTTTAAACGGCAGAGTGAGAAAGGTAGGGAACGTATTGAATACTTCTCTAAGGACGAAGAGAATGCCATTCTAAGCGAGTTTGAGAGGTTAGGTGAAGATTACCTACGTGACTATGCTATCGTGGCAGTAGACACAGGCATGAGGGCTTCTGAGGTGTTGAAGATTGATGGGGATAATCTTATCAAGCTACAGCAAACTAGAGCTGATGGTTCTCAGATGTATGGTGCTTACATACCAGACAGAAAGAACGGTGAACCACTACTGATGCCTATAACTAAAAGAGTAGAGGAGGTACTACGCAAACGTAAGACTTTTAACGATCCATTGTACAAGCACAGACTAGCTTGGGACAGGGTGAGAGATGGTTTAGGTCTTACTAAAAAGTGTTGGCACACTTGGAGACATACGACAGCAACAAGGCTAACAGAGAAGGGTTGGGACACTGCTAACATCATGCGTTACATGGGTCATAAAAATATTGCAACCACTCTCAAGTATGCTAAATGGGATACGTCAACTATGGTTGGTGGGTCTAATTTACTTGAAGATTAGCTTGTGTCCTTAAGTGTCCTAAAGTGTCCGAAGTGGCGTGTTAAAGATTTCAAGAATGGCTCAAAACCTAGATGCCTAGGTAGCTCAGTCGGTAGAGCAGAGGACTGAAAAGCCCATGAAACCTTATCACGCCACCGTAACAAGATTAACAAAAGATGATAATGAGTAACACATTCCACATAATCCTTTGCTCCGCTAACGTAGGTAGTTATGAGTAAAGCCACAGTAAAACTAATACGTGTCCCAAAAGGAGGCATTATGGCAACATTGGAAGAACAGATAGACCTAGAGTATCAGATGGTGCAGTCAGGGATTGATCGTTACCACAAGCAGTTACAGGATTTATTGGGAAAGGAATTAGGGTCAAAGACTAAGCATGGTAGAACCATTATCAAAGGTATCCTTGACCCTGTACAAGAGGCTATAGAAGAACACTGTAAGGTAGATAAACGATACAACCGAAGTACATCCAAAAGTTTACTCAAGGGTATGGATGCGGGTAAGGTAGCTTATCTAGCTTTAGTATGTTTGATCGACAGCCTAGCAAACAATGGTACGCTATTAAAAGTTTGTCGAACCATTGGTATACAAATTGAAACGCAGAAAAGATTAGATGTCTGGTTACAGATAGACAAGGAAGTAGCTACCAACATGATCAAGGAAGCTAACAAGAAATCAGATAAAGGTTTCTTACACAAGCGTTACGGTCTCGACCACAAGATTAATAGTGACGGTGTTGACCTACCTACATGGACAAGTCAGGAACGTATTAACGTGGGTATTAAACTGGTTGATCTAATCATTACTGCTACAGGTATTGTTAAACTGGAGAAGAAGATACAGAAAAGGAAAACCATTTATCATGTAGTACCAACGCAAGAGACAGAGGAGTGGATCAAAGCGTTTAACGAGACTAACGAGGTAGCACTACCAAGGTATTGCCCTTGTATTATCGAGCCAAAGGATTGGGATTCATTCTGGGGTGGTGGTTACTACTCTGAACACATAAACAACTTACCATTTGTGAGGGTACACGCATGAGACAGACAGCACAAGATTACATCAATGCTCTGAAAGACCGTGACCTGTCTCTAGAGTACCAGTGTGTTAACGCACTACAGAGAACACCTTGGCGTATCAATGAGTTTGTTGTCGATACCCTACGTCAGTGTTGGGACAGTGGTCAGTCATGGGAAGGTTTACCACCAAGAGATAACTTAGCATTACCTAAGTATCCCTTTAGTAAAGAACCTAAATACCTTAACGATGAGGAGACAGCAGTCTTTAAGGCATTTAAGTCAGAGCGTAACAAGATACACAGCTACAACAATAAGTCTATGTCCAAACGGATTCAGGTAGAGCGTACTATTCAACTTGCCGAACAGTATAAAGACATAGAGAATATGTGGTATGTATGGCAGTTAGACTTCAGGGGTCGTAAGTATCCTGTAGAGTCTTTCCTTTCACCACAAAATGCAGACTACAGTAAAGCACTACTAGAGTTTGCTAACCCAGCTAATATCACAAACGATGAGGAAGCTAAGTGGTTGGCTATACATGGTGCTAATGTATTTGGAGTAGATAAGGTAAGTTTAGAAGATCGAGAGATGTGGGCGTACATGAACGTAGATAACGCTGTCGATGTTTATAACGATCCTTTGTCTAACAGATGGTGGCAGGAAGCAGATAAACCTTGGCAAGCACTTGCATGGTGTTACGAGTGGGCATTGTACAGCAACGCTAGACAGTTTGGGGAGGATTTCGAAACGCACCTACCCTGTGCTAGTGATGGCTCGTGCAATGGCTTACAACACCTCTCAGCAATGCTCAGAGACCTTGAGGGCGGTAAGGCAGTAAACTTAACACCGCACGACACACCTCAAGACATTTACACGGATGTAGCAAAGAGAACAACGGAACTGTTACAGCAAGAAGGTACAACACTAGCCAGTGAGTTACTAAACATTGGTGTGTGTAGAAAGATATGTAAGAGACCTGTGATGATTGTACCCTACTCAGGGACACAACACAGTTGTAGAGACTACATACTGGAAGCACTAGAAGAAAAATGTAAGGGCAACAACCCTTGGGGTGATGACTTCTGGCAACCAGCCACATACTTGGCTAAGTTTGTCTGGAAAGCCATCAACGAGGTTATTGTCTCGGCTCATAAAGTAATGGACTACATCAAGAGCATTGCAAAGTTGTACAGTAAGCAGGGCAGACCCTTTGAGTGGGAGACACCAACAGGGTTATTAGTAAGACAGTCGTACAGTAACACCAAGAAGCTACGCATCTGGACACACTTAAGCGGTTCTACAGTTAAGCTGAACTACAGACAGCCACTAGAGAAGACAGTAGACTCACGCAAGAGTGTTAGTGGTGCTAGTCCTAACTTCACACATAGCTTAGATGCTGCGGCTTTGACGTTCACAGTCGATAAGTGTTTGAAGGAAGGCATAACAGACTTTGCTATGGTACACGACAGCTATGGCACACACAGTCCCAACATGGTGAAACTTAACGATAAGTTAAGAGAAGCGTTTGTTGAGATGTATAGAGATAACGATGTACTGCAAAATCTCTACGATAGCGCAGTAAGTACGTTAACGGAGGGTACAGAAATACCTGAACCTCCACCACGGGGAACTTTAAACATTGAGGAGGTGCTACAGAGTGATTACTTTTTTGCTTAATTCTCTAACCACCCCCTATAGCAATCCCCGAATAAACTTTAACTTAATAGGATAATAAATATATGGCGAAGAACATTTTAGTATTAGAAGGAAAAGCAGCATGGGCGAAAGTATTTGAGCCTGATACAAAGTTTAATCCAAACGGTGATTACAGTATCAATCTTCAAATGACAGAAGCAGATGCCGCTCCAATGTGTGAGAAATTAGAGGAACTAATTCAAGAGACATTTAAGAAAGCAGTTAAAGAGAAACCACCTCTTAAGAACTCTCTGACCACACAAGATGTCATGTCCGTAGTATACGACAGAGACACGGGAGACCCTACAGGTAACGTAGAGTTTAAATTCAAACTAAAAGCTAAAGTCCAAAAGAGAGATGGCAGTTGGTATGAGCAAGAGCCTGTTGTGCTTGATGCGAAGAAGACACCACTCACAGGTGACACGCTGATTGGTAATGGCTCAAAGGTAAAGGTAGCGTTTGAACCTATCCCTTACGTGATGCAGTCAACCAAGAAGGTAGGCGTGTCTCTACGACTAAAGGCAGTACAGGTAATAGATTTGGTTGAGTATGGTAACTCAGCTTCAAGTGTGTTCGATGAAGAAGATGGCTTCGTAGCCCCCTCCGCTAATGCCGAAACTTCATCAACAACCGAGGTCTTTGCTGATGCCGCTGACTTCTAGATCGACCCTAGAGGAACGTGTGCAAGCAGACCTTGACTACCGTGGGATAGCTTATGAGTATGAACCTTGTAAGCTACCCTTCACGGTAAAGAGAAATTATATACCCGATCTAAAGATTGGAGATATTTATGTTGAGGTTAAGGGTTACTTCCGATCAGAAGCGCAACGTAAGATGCGTAACATAAAGGAACAACACCCTGACTTAGATATACGGTTCTTATTTCAAAGAAACAACAGCCCAGTACAAGGCGCAAAGAAACGCAAAGACGGGACTAAGATGACTTGTGCAGAGTGGGCAGAAAAACATAACTTCATTTACGCAGAGGGGATGATCCCTGATGAGTGGTTCAGTTGAGTCTCCTTGTGTCCGTAAATGTAAACTTAAAGATAAACGCTGTGAGGGGTGTGGGAGAAGTTTGGAGCAAATCAAGCACTGGATTTCATACACCCCAGAACAGCAAAAGAAAATCATCGAGGACTTAAATGGAAAAGCAGGAGAGTGATTTTATTATGCACACTCCATGTAGTAAGTGTGGTTCATCAGATGCAAACAGCTTGTACTCTGATGGTCACACCTACTGCTTTAATTGTAAAACTTATGGGCAATCCCAAGAGGAGGTCAGATTGGTAGAGAACGCAGTGAAAGATACAATATTCAAAACAGGGTCTTATCAACCTCTGATTAAAAGAAACTTAACAGAGAAGACTACAAGGTTTTGGGATTATCAAGTGGCAGACGGAATGCACGTAGCAAACTTCAAAGATGCTGACGGCAACACAGTAGCACAGAAGCTCCGCTACCCTGATAAAACTTTTGCTGTCGTAGGTGATTTAAAGAAAGCTGTATTGTTTGGACAGAACCTTTGGCGAGACGGTGGTAAAAGCTGTGTCGTTGTAGAAGGTGAGTTAGATGCACTATCCATGTCTCAGGCTTTTGATAACAAGTGGGCAGTTGTCTCTATTAAGACAGGTGCGGCAGGAGCAGTTAAAGACATTAAAAAATCTATCGAATGGTTAGAGAAGTTCGAGCAGGTTGTCTTTATGTTTGACCAAGATGATGTAGGTAAGAAAGCAGCACTAGAGTGTGCGGCACTACTATCACCACGCAAGGCTAAGATTGCCAAGCTACCACTCAAG